CTTCTGGTACGTGGCAGTTCTCTAAAGGCAACGGTGGCGGTAATTACGGGTATAGCATGGCCATTGACGCGAGTGATAACATTTATTTTGCGCAAGGACAAGCTGTATACAAAATGACCACTGCTGGTGTTGGCGTATTTGGTATGAGTAGTAACCAAGAGCTTAACAACCTTTCCATAGACGCAGGGACAGGGACAGGAGGTAGTATTTATACTGGTAGTTACACTGACAATGGTTGGATAGGGTATAAACTTCCAACTAGTACTATTGTAACGGGTACATATACTGTGGGTTCAACTACATTTGTACTGTCTTCAGTTTCAAATACGCTTACCGATAAGGTCGTTACAGTTTCTACTCCCAGTTTTACTGTTGCGGCCACGTCGCACACTATCAGCGCGGTTGGAACTAGCTTTGTTGATGCCGGATTTACGGCAACTACAACTTCATTAAACTAACAGACTGTAGAAATTATGAAACTCTACATCCAAATTGAAAACGGCCAACCAATCAACCGCCCTGTGGTTGAGGACAACTTGTTGCAAACGTTTTCCGAAATCCCAACCAATTGGGAAGAATTTTCGTATATGGAGCGACCTACTGTCGGCGTGTATCAGGTCTTTGAGTATGAAGAGCCAACGTACGCAAAAGTAGGTGGGGTGTGGACGGAGGTGTGGTCAATACGCGATATGACCGATACAGAAAAAGCCGCTAAACAGCAAAAAGTTAAAGATGATTGGGCTGCATTACCTTTACGATATAACTTTACGGCTTGGATGTTTGATGAAAACACCTGCTCATATGAGCCCCCCATCCCCCGCCCCGAAAACGGTATTAAATATTTTTGGCAAGGTACAACCGGATCATGGGCACCTCGTCCGGTTTATCCAAATGTCGATGGAAAAACGTATACATTTGATTTTGCAAATGCAGCTTGGATTGAGGTGACAAATGTCTGAACGATACCCCGGTGGAATTATCACCAAAAATCCAGCAACCCCTACTGGGCCGTATGAAAGTGGCACTGCGCCCGGTATTTGGACGCTTGAGCAACAGTTGCAATACAAGCAGCAAGGCGTTTGGCCTACTGCCGGGCTATTGCCTAACTACATTGAGGAAGTGTTTTCGACTTGGCTTTACACAGGCAACGATACTTCACAAACAATTACAAACAACATTGATTTATCTACAAAAGGTGGGTTGGTTTGGATTAAATCTAGGTCGGGCACATATTCAACAGGATACCATGTGCTTAACGACACAGTTCGTGGCGCTCAAAAAGATTTATACACAAACACAACAGGCGCTCAATCAACTAATACACAAGGATTAACGGCATTTACATCTACAGGTTTTTCTGTTGGTAACTCTACCGATGTTAATGGTGGCACTACAAATATGGTGTCATGGACATTCCGAGAGCAAGCAAAATTTTTTGATGTTGTGACTTATACTGGGACTGGTTCTAACACAACTATTGCTCATAATCTTGGTTCAGTACCCGGTTTTATTATTGTTAAGCGTACCGATACAACAGGTGCTTGGCAATGTTATCACCGTAGTCTTGCAAACACACAGTACATGGTGTTAAACACAACAGCCGCTGTAGCAACTGGTGCAACAAGATGGAATTCAACAACGCCAACAAGCACAGTTTTTAGTATTGGAACTGATGCAACTGTTAACGCTTCTGGTGGCACTTACGTTGCCTACGTCTTTGCCCATGACGCAGGAGGCTTTGGCCTAACTGGTACAGACAATGTGATTTCGTGTGGGACGTTTACTCAATCTAGTGCTGTTGATGTTAATGTCTCTCTTGGTTACGAACCTCAGTGGCTTTTAATAAAACGCTCTAATGCAGTAGCTCAATGGTATTTAATTGATGATATGCGGGGATTTCTTGCTGGTAATAATTCAACCACAAGCAAAACTTTGTACGCAAACCTGTCAAATGCTGAAGGTGACTACACAATACAGAAAACAAGTACTGGTTTTACATTTCCAGCAGGACAATACTCAGCTTCGGCAGGTGACTACATCTACATAGCCATTCGCAGAGGCCCAATGAAAGTGCCTACGAGTGGGACTAGTGTGTTCACACCTGCACTTGGTGTTTCAACGACTCCAAACATGGTTGCAGGATTTCCTGTTGATTCATTTTTAGGCGGGGATAGAGATACACCAACATCTACCAATTGGAAATGGTGGGATAGATTGCGTGGGAATGTAGCGTCTTTATTGACTACGACATCAGCGGCAGAAGATACTAGCGAATACAACTACGGCCAATTCCAAAGCATGACTGGATTCATCAGTGGAAACTATGACGCTTCAGACAAAATTGGTTGGATGTTCAGACGTGCCCCTGGCTTCTTTGATGAGGTAATTTGTACCCAAACAGGAAGCGCACAAAACGTAACCCATAATTTAGGTGTTGCGCCAGAATTACTTATTTTGAAAGATAGAACAAGCGCGGTCTCTTGGCAAGTTGGAACCCAATTTACGTCTACAACATGGAATAATTTGGTTTTAAACATTACTGATGCTGGAAGCGTTGGTGCGTATAACAATTACATCAACGCCCAACCAACTTCAACAGTATTTCGTCTTGGGTCAAGTTTAGGGTCTGTTAACGATAAATTTGTTGTTTATCTCTTTGCAACCTGCGCTGGTGTTTCTAAAGTAGGCTCATACACAGGCACAGGAACAACACTACAAATTAACTGTGGTTTTACAGCAGGTAGTCGATTTGTAATGGTTAAACGTTCTGACAGTGCAGGCGACTGGTATGTATGGGATTCAGCCCGTGGCATTACTGCTGGCAATGATCCATATTTGTTTTTAAACAGTACAGCCGTTGAAGTAACTGGCACAGATTATGTTGATACATACAGCGCAGGGTTTGAGATTAGCTCAACTGCACCAGCCGCAATCAACGCTAATGGCGGTACATTCATCTTCTTGGCAATCGCATAAGGAAAAATCATGCAAATACGAATCAGAGAAACAGGCGCAGTTATTTTTGACAACGAGTTCCGCATCCATGCTCAGGCGCAAGGGGCTGTTTTTGGTGCGCCACTGACCGAAGAGTTTATCAATCAATACGGCGGCGACGTTGTGTTTGAAGGCCCACAAGCATCTGGCGGCACTGTCTACCAATACTCAATGCGCGATGGCGTGGAGCAGATTGAGGGCAAGTGGTACACAAAATATGTCCTTGGCCCAGTGTTCACAGACACCGCAGCCACAGACTTACAGCCTGCTAAAACAGCCGCTGAGAATGAGACTGCTTACCGTGCTCTTAAAGACGCAGAGCAAGCTGCTAATGTACGCAGAACACGTACAGAAAAGCTCAAGGACTGCGACTGGACACAGATTGCCGACAGCACTGCGGATAAGACTGCATGGGCTACATACCGCCAAGCACTGCGCGACATTACTGCGCAGTCTGGGTTCCCTTGGACAATGACTTGGCCTGAGTCACCCTAATGATCTATGCGCTGGCTCCTTCTGCTACTGCTGTTGGGGCTAGTGGGAGCCGTGGCCAAGAATGGCTGTCATGTGCGCGAGTTCTACGGGATAGGCTACACAATTCACAACCCCACAGAACGCCATCTTCAAATGGTGATGTGGCTGAAAAACAATGCACCGTATTGCAAGCCAGAAGATTATGTGGTGATTTGGAACAACCTGTCTGAGTGGGCGGGTACGGCGGATTCAGCAGAAACTAGAGGGCTAATTATTCGTGGATACAAAGACGCACTTGATCGGGAAAAGAAGTGAAGATCAGTTACGACAAATGGTATCCGATAGTTCAGCCTACCGCGACTACGCAGACAGATGTGTTTGCCAAACGGGTAGAAAGGCTTGACGCTGAACGTGCTTTAAACACACAAATAGCGCAACAGGTAAAGAAGTTTCACCAATATGAGTATGAGATTTATGAATACAGGATGCGGCAGATCACGATAAACATTGACATTACAAACCTTAAACGCGAGATTGACAAACTTGTATGACCAGAAAACCGATACCCAGACCGGTCAAGAAACCCATACCGGACACAAGGGACAAGCTGACGCTGTACGTCACGCTCATGGTAAGCACAACCCTATGTATCTCCGTA